ATGACAGACACAGAAAAACTACTTAACGTGCAGACCACTACAAGCAAGGGTACATCGCCTATATTCCAGGACGTTCTTAACAGACACATCCTTAAAAAGGCTGAAACCAAGCTTGTACACGACCAGTTTGGACAGAAGGTACAGATTCCCAGAGGCAAAACAAAAACAATTGCCTGGGACAGACTTTCACCTCTTCCAAAAGCGACAAAGCCCCTTACTGAGGGTATTACCCCCAAGGGCAGCACAATCAACATCACACGTATTACCGCACAGCCCGTGCAGTACGGTAACTACGTGAGCTACACCGACAGCTTTGACTTCTTCAAGAACGATCCGTCACCCGAAGTCCTCAAGATGAATGATCTTCTCGGCAGAAACGCTGCAGAAACTCTTGACGACATCACAAAGGACGTTCTTGCGGCAGGTACAAACGTGCTTTATGCAGGCGGTGTTGCAAGCAGAGCAGAGCTTGAAAGCGGGCTTACGGTAACGGACATAAGAAAAGCTGTTAACCAGCTCAAGAGAAACAAGGCTGTTCCTTTTGATGACGGTTATTACGTTGCAATCGTACACCCCGATGTTACCTTTGATATTCAGTCTGACGAAAACTGGAAAAAGCCCCACGAGTATGCAGACACAAAGAACATCTACAAGGGTGAAATCGGTGAGCTTTACGGAGTAAGATTTGTTGAAACTCCCGACGCAAAGGTTTTCAGAGGCACTGACCTTGCCGTAAACCGCAGTGAGCTTACGGTTCAGAGCATCGACGCAGAAAACAAGCGTATTTACATTATGGAGGATATTTCAACTTCAGAAGCCTCTGCACTTTCAGGAAGAAGCATTATTGCAAACGGATTTATTTACGTGATTGCATCTGCTACTGCAGGCGAAAACGGAGAAGCCTACATAACACTTTCCGAAGAGCCGGATGCATCACTTGAAATTGACACCGCAATATACCCTGCAGACGGTGGCGGTGCAAACAACAGCCCCGTTTACGGCAACCTCTTTATTGCAAAGGATGCCTACGGCGTAACAAGCCCCAAGGCAAACATCGAAAATATCACAAAAGCCCTGGGTTCTGCCGGAAGCTCAGACCCCCTCAATCAGAGAGGTACTATGTCTTGGAAAGCATACCACCTGGCAAAAATCCTCGAGCCGCTTTACTTGCTCAGATATGAATCTTTATCTACTTTGACAAAGATGTAATATATTTGACGGAGGAAGTTGTGCATGAATGTAATTTGGAAGCCACAGCCACGGCAGGCGGTATTTCAGTCACGGAGCGAATATGAAGCGCTCTACGGAGGTGCCGCAGGCGGCGGCAAGTCTGATGCTCTTGTGGCAGAGGCACTCAGACAGGTGCATATTCCTCATTACAAGGGTATTATTTTCAGAAAAACCATTCCTCAGCTCAGGGAACTTATTCAGAAGTCGAGGCGTATTTACAGTGCGGCATTTCCGGATGCGGTTTATAACTCCACGGAGCACGTATGGAAATTCCCGTCAGGCGCCAGGATTTATTTCGGCTCTATGCCGAACAGGGACAGCCATCTGAGCTATCAGGGGCTGTCCTTTGCCTTTATAGGCTTTGACGAGCTTACCCATTTTACCCGTGAGGAATATGAGTATCTTATATCCCGTAACCGTGCCGACGGCGAAGGTGTGCGGGTTTATATACGGGCGACGGCAAACCCGGGCGGTATAGGACACGGCTGGGTTAAGGAAAGATTTATAACCGCCGCACCGCCCAATACAACAATACATTTTAAAAGTCAGGTACGCATGCCCGACGGTACAACAAAGGAAGTTGAAAGAACACGTGTTTTTATACCGTCGTCCGTATTTGACAACGAGGCACTTCTAGCAAATGACCCCAATTACCTTGCAAATCTTGCCTCACTGCCCGAAGCGCAGAAAAATGCACTTTTGTATGGGGATTGGGATACATTTTCGGGGCAGGTATTTACAGAATGGAAAAATCATCCCGAAAACGAGGACAGACGAAACACTCATGTTATTCGTCCCTTTGCCATACCACGGCACTGGAAAAGATACCGAAGCTTTGACTATGGCTACACACGCCCCTTTGCAGTGCAGTGGTGGGCAGTGGACGAAGACGGGGTGTGTTATTTATACCGTCAGCTTTACGGCTGCACGGACCAACCAAATACCGGAGTGCGGATGGAGCCTTCGGCAATTGCAAAAATGATTAAGGAAATAGAGGATTCCGAAGAGAAAGGAAACAGAATAATCGGCATTGCAGACCCTGCTATCTGGGACGAAAGCCGGGGCAAAGCAGGAACTATTATAAACCTGTTTGAGGAGCAGGGCGTATTCTTCGAAAAGGGTGACCACAAGCGTATACCGGGGAAAATGCAGGTTCATCACAGACTTGCATTTGACGAAAACGGGTACCCCGCCCTTTACGTGTTTGACACCTGCCGTGAGTTTATAAGAACATTTCCCGCACTTATTTATGACCGCAACGCCCCAGAGGATATTGACACGAATTGTGAAGACCACGATTATGATGCAATGCGATATTTTCTTATGCGAAACCCTATTCCCGCAAGAAGTATACCCGAAAAGAAATTTGAGGGAGTAAATGTTTATTATAAATAAAGGAGAATTTTATTATGGCAACAGAAACAAAGAAAGTTATAAAAAGCGTTGAGGAAAGAAGAAGACTCAACAACCGTAAGTATCAGGAATATATGAACGAAAAGGTATCGGTTAACATCCCTCTTGGAGGCGAGAAAATCGGGACCACCACAACTGCCTCCTGTGACGGCAGAGTTTATGAAATAAAGCTCGGTGAAACAGTACAGGTCCCCCGTAAGCTTGCAGAGGTTATAAACCGCAGTATTGACGGCAACATTGAAGTGCAGAAGAAGATGGAAAAAGCGGCTGCCGGTGCAAAAGAAATCGGTGAATATTAATCTATCACATAAGAAACGGATGTGAAAATATGAACCTGAAAAACATGCAAAAAATGGCACGTCCCCGTTGCAAATACGGAGGTATATTATGGCATTTGAAATAAACTCAGACAAGTACAGCTTTGCTTCAAAGCCTGAGAAAAGCGAAACGGACTACACACTTACCATTGCACGTCAGCTTGTAGCAAAAGAGGCGGAAGTAAGGGCATCGGCAGACACTGAAATAAACAGGCATTTAAATCTGCTTGACAATTCGGAAGCCGATTTCAGAGCTTTTGAAGTTCAGACAACAGCGTTTCTTGCAGAGAAGGAAATTCTTTCAAACAAGGTGCAAAGCATTTCAAACACTCCGTCAGAAGATAAGTACCCGTCAGAGGCAGCAGTGGCAGAGTATGTGGCAGGTCTTGGTGAGGGAAACGGCGGACACGTACATGTGAACAAGGAAATCATTGACACCATAACCCACGAAAGGGTTAACAGGTGGGATTTTGCGGCAGATAATCTTAAGGATTATTCCGTGGAGGCAATGGCAAGTGCGGTAAACAATCTTATTGACAGAGCGAACAAAGCGGAAACAGACATATCTTCACTGTCTGATAACATACAAAGCATAAAAGGCTACACAAACAGAAAAACTGTTTTTAATTCAGATGGAAGTATATCAGAAATAAGCAGTAATAATACAAAAGTTACTACATTTAATTCAGACGGAAGCGTTACAGAAACTGATAGTAACGGTAATTCAAAAACCACTTTATTTAACCCGGACGGAAGCATTACGGAGGTGATTTAATAATGGGTATATGGACAGAGATTAAGCATGCACTTAACAGCACTTTAGGTACTGAAAAATTCAAACCTTTAGATAAAATTATAGAAGGTCAAAAATTATTTGTAACGGGTGGTCCTGTTATTGCAAACTTAATTATAGACCCCATTGAATGTGCAGTATATGCTCAAGGAATTGCAAAACAACCGACTTTTTTAGGTAAATTCTCCACAAAAATATCTGGTACGATTACAGCGAATTTATATATCGTTAATGGCTCTTACGCAACGGACAGTATTTTTTATTCTGTAAAAAACAAAAAAGGTGAAGAAGTTGCAAAAAATAATATTATTACTACCAATGATTACAAACCCACTGTAGTATCATTGCAAGTTCCCCTGGATGCTGGAGAAGAATACTCATTTTATGCACATATGGAAACAGCAGGTGGTATTTCCACCAGAAACCTTAGTGCAACTTCTTTAAAAATATCAGCACAAATTATAGACAGTCATTATTTTGATGTGGAAACGGTCAATGGAAAGGGGTGATACAATTTGGCTTTTAAAATGAATGTTGATAAGTATTCATATTCTAATTCCCCTGAAAAAAATTCTCAGAACTATGCCGCAGAGCTTGCTAAAAAGCTGGTTAATGACGAAGCTCAAAGCCGTCAGTATACAGATGATGCACTGAGAGAGCTTATTGAAACCTCTATTATTGAGGAATCGACGGAAAGACAAAAAGCTGATAATTTAGCAAACGAACGAATTTCCTCTGAGAGGATAATTCGTGAAAATGCTATTAATGAGATTAGAAATGAGCTTATTACAGAATCGGAAATGAGAGGCGAAGCAAATCTTTTGTTGTCAGATTCTATTGCTGAACTTAGCAAACGGCTTATCACAGAGCAAATGAACAGGGCAGATACTGATACTGCTTTGCAAAACAATATTTCTGCAGAAACTTACGCAAGAGAAGCCATTGATATTGAGTTAAAAAAGCTCATTGACAATGAGGCTAAACTTAGAACTGCAGACGATGAAGCCATTGCAAACAGTAAAGCGGATATAAACCACGCTCACTCTGCTGAAGAAGTGGGGGCATTGCCCGACACAACAGAAATTCCGTCAAAAGTGTCACAGCTTGAAAATGACAGGGGATACCTGACAGAGCATCAGGACATATCGGGAAAAGCGGACAAGCCAATTATAACAACCGATAATACAACTGCATATATTTTTGAATTTTCAAACAGTTACAACACTGAAGTACGACTGTCAGAGATGTCAGGCATATCATTTACATTCGGCAATGGTGAGTATAAGCAGGACTACATATCAGGGCTTTCATTTGACAGCAGAGCAACACCCACTGCAATTGACTATACTGACAGCGGTATTCTTAATTGGGTGGGTACTGATTGCACGAATGTTGATGGGCTTTCTATTTTTCAACCATCTGCCAATACTCATTATGACATTGTGTTTTATTTTAACGGTGTGCAGTTTATAGGCTTGGTTAACGGCTTTGTTCCGGCAACAGGAAATGTGGTGAGTGTATGACATATTTGCAGAAGAAAAAGCTTGCTTTTATGAGCATGGTTAATAGTGTTAAAGGTTTTGTTAGAAATGTATCAGGTGTACCACCTTTGACTTTACCCGATTGTGTGGATGGGGATAGCCTTATAAATTACACCATAAGCGGTAACAGCATACAAAACGGAACACCCACACCTGAAAATCCTATTGAGGTTAAATGCGTGGGAGATTATGACAAAAAAACAGGCAAATACAAAATCCCTGTTGTATGCAGTGGTAATAATATGTTAAATTCCGAATGGTTAGAGCTAGGGACTTTATATGACCATAACGGAGCAACAGGAAATAGCTCAACAAGAGTAAGGACAAAATTAATACCTTTGGATGCGGGAAAATATTATATTCGAATATATCCTTATAATAATTTGTCCTTACGATTAAGAGGCATACACGTTTACAACTATAATACTGAGCAATGGGAAAGTTATACTGCTTGGAGCAATGTGGATGGCAAATTATTTACAATATCTGCTCTCTGTAAGGTAAGGTTTATATTTCAAGCCTCGTCTAATGCGGTAATAACTGTGAATGATGTAATAGGTGGTAATCCAATGCTTGCACTAAGTGATACCGCAGTAGTTTATGAACCATATATAGAACCTGTTACAACGAACATCTATCTGGATGAACCTTTGGCAGAGGGTGAAACACTCAAAAATCCTGTTAAACTTCCCACAATCAAAGGTACAACTATCTACACTATAGGCACAGATGTGCAGCCAGCAGATATGAGTGCAACATATTATGCAACAAGTAAGGAGTGATTTTTTATGGAGCTTTATAAATTTATAAACGAAAATGAAGTGCAAAAATACAAGGGTGGGTTTGTGGTAATTGATAACCGCATTTACACAAATCCTACCGAGGAAACAATCAGACGGGCGGGATTCAAGGAGCTTATCGACGGCCCTGTCCCC